ACACTTCTAACAATGACTTTAGAGAGATGGCATTCTCAATCGAGAAGGTCAGTGTGACTGCGAAGTCAAGAGCTCTAAAGGCAGAGTACAGTCTAGAACTTGCTCAAGACTTGAAAGCAATTCACGGATTAGATGCTGAAGCTGAACTTGCAAATATTCTCTCAACAGAGATACTTGCAGAGATCAACAGAGAAATCATCCGTACAATCTACAAGTCTGCTGAAGCAGGTGCACAAACAAACACAGCAACAGCTGGTGCGTTTGACTTAGACACTGACTCAAACGGAAGATGGATGGTTGAGAAGTTCAAAGGTATGATCTTCCAGCTAGAAAGAGATGCTAACGCCATCGCACAAAGAACTCGTCGTGGAAAGGGTAACATCATCCTTTGCTCTGCTGATGTTGCTTCCGCACTAACTGCTGCAGGTCAATTAGATTACACACCTGCACTCAACAGCAACTTACAAGTTGATGATACAGGTAACACATTCGCTGGTACACTCAACGGACGTTACAGAGTATTCATTGACCCATTTGCTGCTAACTTAGATGCTAACCAGTACTACGTTATGGGTTATAAGGGCAC